CAGAACTGCCGATCTTCGCGGCATTGCCAGAACTGCCGATCTGCGCGGCATTGCCGGAGCTGCCGATCTGCGCGGCATTGCCAGAACTGCCGATCTGCGCGGCATAGCCAGAACTGCCGATCTTCGCGGCATAGCCAGAACTGCCGATCTTCGCGGCATTGCCAGAACTGCCGATCTTCGCGGCATTGCCAGAACTGCCGATCTGCGCGGCATAGCCAGAACTGCCGATCTTCGCGGCATTGCCAGAACTGCCGATCTGCGCGGCATTGCCGGAGCTGCCGATCTGCGCGTATCTGCCAGAACTGCCGATCTTCGCGGCATCGCCAGAACTGCCGATCTGCGCGGCATTGCCAGAACTGCCGATCTGCGCGGCATCGGAAACGTCAACGTCCTCCGGCTTCTGCATTTTCTTAATCGTTTTCTCAAAAAGAAAATCAACGCACGCCTTAATAAAGCCGGAAAATCCAAGCTTTACGCCGATCTTGATCGTGCTGGTGGCAAACTTCTTGTTGTCATCCGTTACAGGCGGGTCGATGGCTTCTACGGTTGTGAAGTCGCTGAACTGTCCATCCGGGCGGACAAGCGGGTAATGTTCGAGAACATCAAAGGGGTTAACGCAATAGTGCGTTACGCCCGGAACGCAGATGCCGTGACCGGATTTTTTATAAACCGTGTTCTCTTCGTATTTGTGTCCCCGGCAAATCAAGCCGGGTTCGTAGGCTTTGAAGCCGTGCAAATTATCGCTCATAGTCGTTACTCCTTTTCATTTTCTTTCGCGATCTTCGCCAAGATTTTTTCCAGCCGTTCGGTATCATCGCGCCGACCGGAGGGTGCGGAGGTTTTCTGCGTCGCGTCGTTGTACCGCCCCTCCAACACCTTCTGGAAATTGGACGGCTTGATGAACCAGTCGAAAGTTGCAGTAAAGCTGCCCTTGCTCTGCCCGTTCAGGAACGGACTGCGCCGCACGTTCTCTATCGCCTCCAAGATGGCGGGAACGCCGTCATTTTTTATGCGGCTTGCAAGGATACGTTTCCGCTCGGAGCCTTGATTCACGCTGCGGATGGGGTTAAGCCCCAAACTGTTCCATGCATCAATTACGGCTCTTTCGGCGCTGCGTCCGGCGTCAGACGGACAAACATCTTCGTTAGAAGATGTATTAGTTTCCTTTACTCTACTCTTCTCTTCTCTACTCTCCTCTACTTTGCTCTGTTTGGAAATGTTCGCATTTTCGGAAAAAATGTTTACATTTTTCGCTCGAATGTCAACATTTGGGCAAAAAAGGGCGACATTAACCAGAAGTATGTTTTCATCGACTTCAAGAACCTTACGGCGGCTGACGGCCTCGAAGTACCGTTTTTGAATCCCTCGGGACGTCAAAACGTGGTACTTGTCATATTTCTCTTTGTCGAACATACCTCTTCTGATAGAAGCCTCTACTATTTCGGAAACGACGTTCCCACCCAACCCTACCTTGCGGGCGAACAAAAGCGCAACCTCCGTTGTCCATTCAATGTAATAACCCGCCTTGCCGTAAATCTCTTGCAGTAGGCGAACGATCACACCAAATCCTGTCAAGCCGTATTCTGCTTCTATCAGGTCAAACTTCTCGTCCAAAATGACATCGAGCGGAAAGTAGTCAATTCCGCTCTTTGCCATCGCTTACCCCTTAAAACGGAAGCTGTCCGTCATCCTCGACCGGCTCCAAGCTCGCCGCCCGTTCGTAGGCTTCCTTCTGGTCGGGCTTGTCCTTTTTGCCGCCGCAGAAGCTGACCTCATCCGCGACGATCTCCGTTGACCGGCGGGCGTTGCCGTTCTTGCCCGTCCAATCGCGGTTCTGGATGCGCCCGCGGACGCAGATCATGTCTCCCTTGGAAAACCACTTGGAGACAAACTCGCCGGTCTCGCGCCACGCGGCGCAATCGAAGAAGTCCGCGCCCTCCTTGAAGCGATCAACGGCGATGGTGAACGATGTTACCGGCGTGTTGTTCGCCGTGTATCGTTTCTCAGGATCGCGTGTGAGGCGTCCCATCAGGACGCAGGTGTTCATTGCCATCTTGGATCATCCTTTCGATAGATTAGATTCTGTTCATTCCAGCCGGGGTACATCGCCTTGAGGTAGTCCCGGCAGTAGTGTCCGATCTCCTGCCGCATCGCCGCCGTGCCGTTGTCGAAGGCATCATGGCAGAGGCGGCAGAGGGTCAGGACGTTTTCCTCGATGCCCAATCCCCCGCGGGAACGGGGGATATAGTGGGCTTCCGGGAAGGCATAGATAGATTTGCAATAAACGCAGCAATGATGGTCGCGTTCCCAAACGCGCTCTTTGACGGCCTTGGGAATTGCGCACGCTTTAGCGCGCTTGCTTGAGATTCTTTTCATCGGCGTATCTCCATGTATAGCCGCCCGTCTGGCGACGTTTCCCTTTGCAGCAGTTGCTAACACACGACGGCTGAAAGCCGTATTCTATGCACTGATTCAGCGAGTTTAGAACGATTTCCGCTCCGCCGTCCAGCGGAGTGCCGATTATCGGCTTACCCATCGTGGAGCGTAGTGTGTTGGTCAGCCTCTCTTTCCAGATTTCCGTGCGGGCAAATCTGCCCCGTTCGGCGGAGTAATCATAATTTCCTTGCAGGGTTGTCCATTCGAGGTTGTCTACTCGGCAATTCAGGGGGTCGAAATCCTTATGATTAACAATGGGCAAGTTTTCCGGATTTGGAATAAATGCCTCTGCAACCAGCCGATGGACAAAAGCCTTTCTCTTTTTCGGGTACGAAAGTTGAACTCTGTTGTATCCCTGCGAATTTGGATGCATACTCATAAGGTGCCAATCGCCGTTGACGCGGGAACGCACTTTGCCAGAGTTGCTGATCTGGTACATCCCGTCTGTACCGGGAATATCCCGCCATTTCTCAATGGCGCTTTGCGCATTCGTCAAGAATCAAGCTCCTTTCTCTGTCGGAAAGCGTTTCAACGCCAACCGCCTTTGCGTCCTGCATGATGTTGTCGATCAACGCGGACATTTGCTTTACGGTGTAAGTGCTGCTGCCGTGATATGCGAGGATAATCTTTTTCCCTTCTTCCTGCGCGTCGTCGGCAACGTCGCAAAACCAACCGATACCTTTGCTTGCCCAGATCTTTTCAAATTCCGGGATAGCCGCGTAATCCATAACAAGCGTGGAATAAAATCCGACTTCGCGGATTGCGTTTTTGTATACCTCGTTCTTCGTCAGCCCGACGGCTTGCGCAACGTCTTGGCAAAGTTTCCAAAACAGTGCGTTTGCCTCAAGGCTTCGCAGCGACCTTTTAGGGCGTATCTCGTATTCCCCCGGCGTGAACGCGTAGGCAAAATGCCGTGCGTCCACGTCAGCGGTATGGAGCTTCAAGATTCCGCCCTCCCAGACGGCGGAATCAACTTTCATTCTTCTCGGCCTTCTTCATGCAGTCAGCACAGAGGCAGCGGTCGAAGCGGCGGCGGGAGTATTCCGCCATGTCATTGACGCTCCACATTGTGCCGTCGCGCTTTTTGACAGGGTAGAGCATTCCGCCGCAGTCGGCGCACTTTGGGGCGGGAACGGCTGCGGGCTTCTCTTCCGGCGCTTCGCTCTCCGGCAGATCCTCCCCGGCGTAGATGTAAAGACCGAGCCCGTGACGGGCGACCGCCTTGGTAAGGCTGCGCTGTATGGCTTTGTTCACGTCAAAGCTCGTGACCTGTTCGACCGGGATGGAGCGGTTCTTGAAGTCCATAACGGGTAGGTATTCGATGTGCTCAACGCCGTTCACGGTAACGCCGGTCTTGACCCAGCACGTTTTCCCGTCGGTGTGGTAGAACAGACCATCTGCATTCTCGTAGATCGTATAGGTCGCGTCGGGGTGCAGCTTTTTGACCTCGCCCCAAGCCCACGCCCACGAGAGGTAGGTAAGACCGTTTTTCTTTTCCGTCTTGCCGTTTACGTTGATATTGTTCAGCTCGACGAAATAGTTCTCGCTCATTCCGCCGCCTCCTTTACTCCCGCGAGCTTCTGCCGGAGATCGGCGATCTCGGCTTCCAGCTCCTTGATGCGCTTGCTCTTGTCGTAGGCTGCCGCTCCGTTGTTGATGGCGCGGGTCTCGGCTTTCTCCCGCGCCGCGTCCGCCTCGTAGTACGAGCGGATAAGATCGCGGTACTCGCTGGAACGGATGGGAATGTAAATGTCCTCCGTCTCCTTGCGGTTCAGCTCAGCGGTAGCGTTGAGCATGATGCTGACTTTGCGTTCTTCCATTATTCGATGTCCTTTCCGTCGTAGATTTCGTTCAGCGCCTTGATCTCCTCGGCGCTAAAATTACAGATGAGAAGTGCGTGGAATCGCTCGCGGAGGTTGTTTTCACAGTCGGAGCAGTAGAAGTCCGTGGTGAAGCGTCCGCAGAGGGGGCAGGAGATCCCGATGTCGAGCTCCGACGAGCCGCACGAGGGGCAGACCGGAACGCCCATCTGGGAATCGCAGAATCCGTAGTTGATGAACTTCGGGGTAAAATCCTCCGCGCCGCAATTCCGGCATCTATTCGGCACTTGACAGCTCCCCTCCCTCCGTGGTAGGATAATCACGGTTGTCATTCCTGCTTGAAGCGCTGTCGGTGTCATCTTCACCGGCGGCGCTTTCTTTATCCGCCCATGTGGTGGAGCATTCGCACTGCGCGAGCCACGCGAGAACGAGGGTTTCCAAAAACGTCTGCATGGACGCAATGCCGTTCCTTTCCAGCGCTTGTTTAACGCGCTCTGCCGTGCTTTCGGCGAGGCGGCATTGCATTCTAAAGGTCTTGCGCCGCTTCTGGCTGTGGCGCTTCTGCTGCGTCACAGCGTCGTATATCTCCTGCGCTCTGGTGCAGAATTTGACGCCGTAGTCGTTAGTGTGGAGCGCCATGCTCACCGTGCCCTTATTGGCTTTTGGGAACTCTTCCCGGAGCGCGGCGACAATAGCGGAATATCGTGCGTCGTTCATTCCGTGCCTCCATTCAGAACGCTGTCAATAACACGCGCCGTTTTTCCGATATAATCGGCATAGGACATTTCCACCCTTGCGCCGCGGCTGCAATACCAGCCGGGCAACGCCCGCAGCTCGTCCGCCGTGTCGATCATCGCAAAGCAGATACGCATATACGCGGCTGGTCTCATGCCCTCCGGCAACTCGGCAGGATTCAGAACAATATGACCCTCTGCTTCCAGTTCCGCCTTTGCCGCAGCGAACTGTATGCGGTATTCGGGATTGCCGGTGATTTTACCGGCGAGATAGATAATCATTAGTGCCGTCCTCCTCTCTCCATGATCTGCACGTCCGGGAGCTGCATCCAGCGGCAAGCGTCGTCCGCAAGGCTGGAAAAACCGTACAGGGCGAAGATGCCCTCGATCACGGCGAACCCGATTCCGGAACCGAACCTCCAGATGAAGAAGATCACGGCGGAAAGGAGTGCCATGATCGCGGTGGTGGCGAACATCGCCTTTCGTTTTGTCATTTTCGTTCCTACTTTCTGCGGCGGTTGTGTGCCAACCGTCGCTGTTTTTTTATTGTATCGACGGTATAATCCATGATCACGTACCGTCCCGCCCGTGCGTCCCGCCGGGCGTTGCATCCGGCTTTGAACTCCGCGTACCGGGGGCAGGATGCGTGGCAGCCGACGTGACGCTCGGCGCAGTCCTTACACGGGGCGATCATCGCCATTGATTGTTTCTCCCTTTGCCCAGCGAATGAACGCAAGGCGGGGGATTTTCGTCCGGTTGCCGCTGCGGAATGTCGGGAACGGCAAGCGCTCCGGGCAGTCACGCGCCATGAGGGTTATGGCATACGGCGAACATCCCAAGTACGCCGCCGCAACGTTCGAGGAAATGCATCCCTTGTCCATCGCCTCGATCTCTTCAAGGGTCATTTCGCGCCTCCCAAAAACTTATCAACGAAATATTTCTGACCTTTGCCGGTGACTTTCGGCGTCCGGGCGGTGAAACTGCCGGTTGCGGATGTATGTACCGTTTCCTTGATGCGAAACAGCTCTAAGTCCATGCTTCTCTGCGTCGGCATATTCTTGTCCGAACCGCTCTTGCACAGATACCCGTCCCTGCGCAGGATTTCAAAAAGCCGCTTTTCGCCAATGTCCACGCCGTTCTGCCGGATGATCTTTGCAAGGTCACGAATGAGGATGTCATCGTCCGCCGTGCTGATCGCATAGCCGAGAACGGTTGCCGGGCGGTCGGTCTCGATCTTCTCGGCGAGAGCCTGCCGGTGTTCCCGTTCCTCCTTGAGCGCTGTAAGCACCTTAATCATAGAATCGGGGTCGGCAATCATCTTTTCTACTGTGTCCGGCGTGGCGTACATACCGTGCTTGCGGATGGACGGGATTACCTCATCGGCGATCTTTGCCTGAAACCGTTCCGCCGCTTCGTTTTTCGCTTTCATGGCGAGACGGTAGAAGATGTTTTCGGGGATGAAATCGTCGTGCGCACAAGTGTGCACGCCTAAATCCTTCAAGTAGCCGTCCACTCTGCTCCACATTACGACTTCGTTTCCGCTCGCCGCCGTGCGGGTAAATCCCAGCCCGCGGGCAACGGCTTCCAGATTCAGATAAGCCGTGCCGTCCTTTTCGTAGCATCTGACGCCGCTGATTGTGATGATGTCGCTCATTCCTTGTCCTCCTTCTTCTTGCTCTGTTCGAGCATATCCAGCGCCATTACAGCGCCGTCAATCTGCGCGGCCATCTTGTCCTGAAGCTCTTCAGGCAGCTGCGCGATTTTCTGAATGATCGCTTTTTCCTTTTCGCTCATATCCTCCACCTCCTTTGCTCATTGGATGAGTATACTATACATCATTACATGAGCATTGTCAAGCGCAAAATACGCATTTAATGAGTTTTTCTTGTTGACATGATGTGCTTAATGTGTTAGTATTTGAATCAAGGAGGTGATACCTTGAAAGATCGAATAAAGGAACTTCGGAAACACGAAAAGCTTAATCAAACGGATTTCGGTGCGTTGCTCGGCGTTTCGCTTTCTGCGGTGCAAAAATGGGAATCGGGCGAAAACACGCCCGCCGATTCGGTGATAAAACTGATGTGCCAAAAAACAAGCGTGAACGAAATTTGGTTGCGCACCGGCAATGGTGAGCCTTTCGCAAGCAAATCCCGTGAAGCCGAGATGGGCGATCTTGTCAGGAAACTAATGGCTGACCGCCCGGAAGCGTTCCGTGTGAAGCTCATAACGGCGCTGTTGCGCTTCGACCCGGACGGCCCGGAATGGCAAGTGCTCGAAAACATCTATAACAGCGTTGCCGGAGAAACAAAAAAAGCCGATTCGTAACGAATCGGCTTTTCCATTTATGAAATCCCTATTTTGCTGTTATGTAACTTAGAATAAATTCAAGATCGCCCCGCGGCAATATTTCCAGCAGTTTTTTGATCGCCTCGATCAGATTCTCCAGTTCTTTTTCCATGCCGTTCCTCCTAATTGTATATTGTATTTGTTGCTTTCTATAATTTTCTGTTGATTTAAGCCGCCGGAAGTAGTAGTATTTACCTATACGCGAGAAACAAAAGAAATGGAGTTGGTGCGGTTTGAAAGTCCGTATAAAGCGGCTCGCGATAACCTTATTGGTTTACGCAGTCGTTTTTATTGCCGTAGTAAGCATTATGGCAAGGATTACGCCGAAAGTTTCAAGCGGGTTTCTCGCCATAATAATTATTGTGTGCGTGTTCGGCGTCCCCGGTGTTGCAGCGTTCTTAGTTCTGAACTTATGCGAAAAAAGAAAGAATGCAACAACCTCAAAGGAAAAGGAGCTTTCCGTAAAGCAAACGCCGCCGAGCGCCGAGGAAAAACCAAAACCAACCCGCTTCGCAGCTCGCCTGTTTCCGAAACCAGCAGAGGAAAAATTGCCAGATAAAAATCACGATAGCCAATTCATACGACTACGGCAATACCGGGAAAAACTTCAAGCGTATTCTGAAACTCTCAAAAATAGGAACGAGGAATTAGATAAAAGGAAAGAAGAGCTTGACAAGAAAGAAAAACTATTAAAACGGTATGAGAGGGTTTTAAAGAATGAAGAAGATCGCATCTTATCAACCGCCAAAGCGATAAAAACAGAAGAGCAAATGGAGCGCTATGAACAGCAGTTACATCTTTTAGAGCGTCGTGTTTTCGATTGGGTAAGACTGAGAGAGAAAGACGAGAGCGCCGCCTTTGAAGAGCTGCGCAAAAAGGTTGAGGTATTTGTTAGAGCGCAGGACGCGCTTCCGGAAGAAATGACCGGGCTTGAGTTTGAGCAGTATTTTTCCGGGCTTCTCGTGAAAAACGGATACACCAACGTAGAAGTAACCAAGAAAACCGGAGACTTCGGCGCGGATGTTATCGCCAATCTGGGCGGCGTGAAGTATGCGTTCCAATGCAAGTATTATACGGCTCCAGTCGGGTTTGAAGCGGTATATCAAATCCACGCGGCAAAAACGATGTACGGCGCTCACGTTGCGGTAGTGGCAACCAATAGCGTATTTACAAAGCCCGCTCAAATCGCAGCGGAAGAATTAAAAGTTCTTCTTTGGGACGGTGGGAAGCTTTCACAGCTCGCCGCCGAGAAATCATAATTAAAAAGTGCCCCGGCATTGGCGGCAACCTCTGCCGGGGCTGCACCAGATACACCTTGTAAACCGACTTCATCTGCTGCAATCTTATGGTAGCAGATATTCACCGAAACTCAAGCGCCCGTACGGAAAAACGCTTGCCGTTTCCGCCAATCACCATGTTTAAGCGCTTTCCCGCTGGGAAAATCTTTTGCGGAAGTGATAGTTTTGTCTCAGATTCAGGAATTGCAACCGTTATTCGACGAATATCCATACAAAATGAAAAAAGCCCGTATGGACAAGGGCTTGACGCAGAAGCAGCTTTCCGACATGTCCGGCGTTCCGTATTCTGCCATAACGAAGATGGCAACAAACAACCAAGATGCATTGTTAAACTGCGTAGCGTTGTGCACAGTGCTTGATGTATCAATGGATGAGCTATTCGGGCTGAAAGCGTCCGACAGTAAGGCGGAATTGCACGAGCAGAATCATGAGTTGGAAATCAGCAATATCCGGCAAGAGGGGAATATAAAACGTCTGAAAGAGCTGAACGACATGTTGACAGCGCAGGCCGCGCGGTATCGAACGATCATTTTTATGCTGCTCGGTGTTTGCGCTCTTCTGCTCGTTTCAGTCATTAGCTATATCGTCTTCGACATACAGCTCACAACCGCCGGTCTTTTCCAATCGGCAAAAACAAGCACGCTCTCGGGGTTTCTCGGCCTTGTCGTTCTAGCCGCCGTCGGCTCCATCGGGTACGCCGTCAAGACGATACACAAAGGGATGAAAAAATAAAATCTGCCCTCGGTCTGCACCGGGGGCATTGTAATAAGGTGATGGGATGAATTGCCGTAAATGCAAAAAGGAAATACCGGAAGGAAGCGCGTTCTGCCTATTCTGCGGGGCGAAGCAGCAGCCCGCAGAGCGCAAACGTCGGAAGCGCGGGAACCGGCAGGGCACGGCCATAAAGCGCGGTAAAACATGGACGGCGGTATGGACAGCCGAGACACAGCACATCAACGGAGAAATAAAGCAAGTGCGAAAAACGCTCGGCGGCTTTCCTACGCAGACGGCGGCGTTGGCCTACGCCGCGAATCCCGTTGATAAAAAAGAAAAGCCGAAGTATACGCCGACGCTGAAAACGTATTATGACATTTGGGAAGAGAAGGTTTTGCCGACTTACGGAGAATCAAAGCAATGCGCATACCCTATCGCTTGGCGGCGATGGAAAGCGTTACACAACGAGCCGATATGCTCTCTCACGATCAACCAGCTTCAAGCGTGCGTTGACGATCAAACGGAGACATATTACCCGGCTAAGGACATGAAAACGCTTGCGTCGCATTTGTTCAAGCGGGCGTATGCCGAAGGGTACGCAAAATCAAATCTCGCGCAGTTTATTGCGCTGCCGCCGCTGGACGAAAAGGAACAGCAGCCGTTCACCGAAGAGGAAATAAAAAAGCTGTGGGAAGCCTACAACGCCGGAGATCGTTTCCTCGCATACCCGCTGCTGATGATTTACAGCGGTATGATGCCCGGAGAGATCATGCGCTGCACCGTAGATATGGTCGACGTGGAAAAATGCGAGATTACAGGGTGCGGATTGAAAACGAAAAAGCGAAAGAAAACGCCTCTTGTGTTCCCCGACTGGATCGCGCCGATGGTAGCAGACATGAAAGAGACCACGACAAGCAAAAAGGGGTACATCGTCGGAATGAACCGGGATAACTTTTACGACGAATATCACGCCGCTTTGCAGCGTGCCGGGGTGCGTGATCTTCCGCCCTATTCCTGCCGACACACAACAGCGACAGCCCTTGCTATGGCAAAAACCGCGCCGTCTCTGATTCAAGAAATCATGCGGCACACGAAATTTTCCACGACGCAGCGGTATATCCATCCCGATATGACCTCTGCTCACGAGGCGGTGAACGTTCTGAAATAGCTCATTTGTATACTACCGTGTATACTACGGAAACAAATTGAACGAAAAGCAGAAGAATTTAAAGACAGGAAAACGAGAAAAAAGGGGAAGTACAAGCGCCCTGAAACGAAACAATTGAAGATATAAAATATGCCGGAAACCGCTATTTTTAACGATTTTCGGCATATTTTTAAATATTTTGGCGGAGAAGCCGGGATTTGAACCCGGGCTCGGCTCATCACCGACTACTCCCTTAGCAGGGGAATGAAAGTCATTAATTTTACTGTATTTTTTAGGCATTGTTAACTATTTTGTATACTACGCGAACGATATAAAGCCAAAAGAAAAGCATTGAAAACAACAGTTTTTCATTTTTTTATTGACATTGTATAGCATTTGCTATACAATAGGTCCATAAAGACAAAGGAGGAATAACAACCATGAAAAATACAAAAGCCGATCTTACCACGAAAATCTACGACGAGGTTTTCGATGTGAAAGAAAACCACTTCAACGTTAACCGCGAAGTAAAGGCCGTCATTGTCAACTTCGGGGATGAGCGCGGGGATATCATCGTAAAGAACGACAACTTCGGTACGCGGCGAAAATACGCCGACTTCACCAACGGCAAAAAGGAAGCTGGACTTCACCCGATGCAGATCGTTTTCTCCGGCATTGACGTTGCGGCAGTAAGCCATGATCGTTACATCGACAAAAACGACAACGTCCGCGTGTTTGGTGAGGAATAACAATGGCAAAGACAGAACAACTCAACATCCGCGTCACGCCGGAAATGAAAGAACAGCTCCAGCGAGCGGCGGACAAGGAACACCGCTCGCTTACCAACTTCATTGAATCACTTGTGATAAAGGAGAGCGAAAAAATGACAAAACTTGAGATGGCACAGATGCTGGTCAACTCCCCCGCTTGGGACGGTCTCCGCCCGGCGGAAAAGCTCGCGGCGGCATACACCAAGGAAGAGCTTCAAGATGCCTGCGATATGCTGGAAGAAGCCGAGCAGGAATATTTTGATTCCAAGTTTGGAAAGTAAAAAAGGAGGGCTGAAAAGCCCTCCTTTCTGCTTTGCTCACTCTACGATGCACTCGTAATACCGAACGAGTTTATCTTCGTCCGCGTCCTTGTCGCAAAGGAACGCTTCGGCAAGGTCGGCATAAAACTCCGTGTTGTTGACGTTGAATTTCTTCGCCACCTTGAAGTAGTCCGAGTACAGCATGTTCATGGCGACATAGAACTCCATCGGATCACAGTCTATTTTCTTCTGTTCAAGAAGATTCTTGGTCTGCTCGTAGCTCCAATGTGCGCCCCTGCTGCCGTCCTCGTTCTCAAGACCGCGCATCCATTCGTCCGCCATTTCGCGGGTCATTCGGTCGTACCCTCCGGCATAGCCGCGATCATACTCTCCGCCGTAGCTCTCGCCCATGCGCGGCTCGTAGGAGAATCCTATTCGGCGGCGGTCGTCGTAGTAGTCCGTGTATTCGTCGCGGTAGTCATTGCGCGGGGCATAGCGCCCATTGTTGTAATGCTCGCGGCCTCGGCTGTCGCGGTATCTGTCCTGCGGCTCGTAGTCACGGTTATTCTGTATCTGGTAGTCTCGGATGCGTCTTATTCTGTCCGCTCTCATGTCGTCGCTCCTGTCTCCGCGTTAATGGCGGTAAGATCATTGCTCGGCGAGCAGCACGGTTTCCCGATCATTCGGAACGTGCCGCCCGTGGCATTTGTGACAACAATCGTGCTGTACTTCGTCCGCGTCCGCACACCACACGCAGTTACGGGAGCGCAGCAACGATTCGTCAGCGGGAACTGCGCCGTTCCCGCGCCAATGGTGAACACGACCGGCGCGTTAATCGTCGCCGTCGTTGGGATGCTCTGCGCCAGAACGATGCAGTATTTTTCTCCATTGGAGTAGTTGCCATCCGGGAGGTTGACAACAAGATTCCCGCCGGTAAACGTGATCGCTTGGCTAAGAATCAGCCTTTTGCAAAGCTGACAAACGGGTTTGCAAGCCATTATAAACTCCTTTCAGGGGCGGGATTTCCCGCCCCGATTAACGTTGGTTCAGTAGCCGCAGCCGCTGCAAGTGTTCGTGTTGCAGCAATACGGGTTTGCAACACTGTACGATGGGATAGGCGACGGGCGAAGCGCATTGATGAGCGTCGCGTTCTGTGCGCTCTGCGAAGCGGCAAGCCGCAGCGCCTGATTGTCCGCCTCAAGGGTCTGAATCTTGCTCTGCGTGAGGAAGTCGAGGATAGCGCGGGTTCCGGCGTTCTGGTTGTCCGTAATGTCGCGGGCAACATTCTGGATGGTGTTCCGGGTATCGCACGCCTGCGTCGCCATGTCATAGCGAACCTGTGCGATAGCCTGCCGGTTCTCGCAGCAGCAGTTCTGGTTCTGCATCTGCATGGCGTTGAGCTGCTGCATGAGCGCCGCCTGCTGATTGCATCGGGCAAGCTCCGCCGCAGAGAATCCGCTCGTCACAGCCTGCGTCACACCGGCAAAGCCGTTGAGCATTCCGGTGTTCATCGCGTAGAAGCCGTCACACACGCCGTTGTTCACAGCGTCGATCTTGCGCTCAACGTTCGCAAAGTCGGAGGCAAGGACATAGCCATCGGTTACACCGCCGGAATTGCCTCCGAAGCCATAGCCGCCGTTACCCCAGCCGAAAATCAGCGCAAAGATGATGATCGCCCACCATCCGTCACCGCCGAACATCCCGCCGCGGTTATTGTCGCCCTGTCCGGCGAGAAAGCCGTTCATAAAATCGTCTGCCATAAGAAAAAAGCTCCTATCAGTTATTTACATCCGAGCCGTACGCTCTCGGCTGCATTTCCATCGGCAGTTTTTATCAAGATCTGCATAAACTGATAGGAGAGTATTTATTTAAGCCCTAAGCCGCGGGCAATCTCATCAATTGTCGTCCCGCGTTCTTTCGCCATGTTCTCCGCCATCTGCCGGAGCTGGTCGGGCGTCTTGCCCTGAACCATCTTTAACGCCTGTTGCGCTCGCGGATCACGTCCCGCCATCTGCTGCATTAGCGTCATCGGGTTTCCGCCGGTACGGGCGAGGCTTATCAAATTGAAAATCGGATTATTCATCATCATCTTCTACCCTCCGGCGCTTTTTCGCTGTCAGCTCCGCCCGCAGAGCGTCAAGGTCGGCTTTCGTAGCGTACTCTACAGTCGGAGCTTGTTCCGGTGTGAATAGCTTGAAATCAAAGAAGTCGGAAGCCCCCGTCTGCTGATTAAAGCGTTTCAGGTAGATCATGCCATGCCCGATGTCCGGCATAACGACGCCGAGAGAGAAGTAGTCCGTGCTCGTGGCAATAGCCTCTTCGCGGCTTGTGACCGGCTTGCAGACGTATCCGGGAGCAATCTGCTGCATTGGCTGCTGCCGCTGATACCCTCCGTAAAACTGCTGTGGCTGTTGGTAGTAGTTTTCCATCGCTTCACGTCCTTTCTGCCCCCATTGTCGCATAAAAAAAGAGGGCTAACCCATCGGTTAGCCCTCAATAATCCATCAAAAACCCATCATTCGATTGCAGCGGCGATCTTATCCTTGATCGACCGTATACGGCGCTCGACTTTCTCTGTGCCGTACAGTTCCGTTTCCGTCTCCATGGCAAAGGAGATTTGCAAGACGCTCAACCCCTTTGCCCGCAGGCGGAAAATTTTCAACTCTTCATCAGTAAAGCCGCAATCCCGCTCGAACTGTTCTCGCAGCTCTCGCGGGAATTGCAGCTTATTCTTTGTCCCCGGCGTCGTTAAACTCCGCCAGATACTCTCTGTCGTCATTGGCTACACTCTCCATGTATGCGTTAAAAAGTGTCTCTGCGAGGCTTTCAGACGCCTCGACGCCATTGATGCGGCAGAATGTTTTTACGGATTCTTTCATGATTCCGCAGTGTCGGTTTACAAAGTTTTTGTTGCCGTCAGGCGGCTTTGAACTTATCGTTCATTTCCTTAACGGCAGCTTCAAGGAGAACTTTCAGCTCGTCTTCCGTGGTCTTGATGCCCTTCTGGTCGAGCATGGAGGCGGCAACAGCCATGGCACGGGAAAGCTTCTCGTCGCCGTGGATGTCCTTATACACCTGCTCAATGTACGCAACGGTAGTTGCCGCTACCTTGCGCTTCGTGTCGGTGTTGACATACTTTTCGTACAGCTTTGCAGCGTAGGACGCGGCAATGCCGCAGATGGCGAGGATGATGTACTTGATGATTTCCAGACCGTAGGTAGTGATGATTTCGTTCATTGCAAATTCTCCTTACTTCAAAAAATCGTTTTTCTTTAGATGCCCGGCGTAGACGCTGTTAAGATGCTGGATGGTGTTTGCGGCGCGGTTGTTCTCATACAGCGGGTGACAGGAGCAGTAGTCCTCGTATCGATCAACGTCACGAAGAACGTCAGCCCAATGCTCGGCGGTGTGTAATACGCCCTGCCGCACCTCATCGCCGAAGCGGAGGATGCGGCTTCGCGCCTCGTCCGCGCGGCACGCAGCGTCGTCCTCGATGTGCTTTACGAGCTTGCCATCAAGTGCGTCCAGCCGTTTTACAATCTCGCTTTTGTTCTTTCGGTTTGCGAGAATCAGCGAGAAGATGCCCGCAACAGCAGCCCCGCCGCACGCGGTTATAATTGTGTTCAAGATTTCCATTCTATCTCTCCTTAAAATCCGAGAATCTTGTTCACGCGCTTCTGCACGGCGTCGTACTTTGCGCCGAGCCTCCGCTTCCGCTCGTCGCCGTTGCCGTACTCGCCGCGGATTACCGCCTGCGCAAGCGCGGTGATCTCCTCGTCAGCGAGAAGCGCATTAACGCGCTCCTGCACGGCGGCGTAGTCGTACCCTGCGGCTTCGAGGGCGTCCTTCCGCGCCTGCCCGTTGCCCCACTTGCCGTTAAGCACTTCCTGCGCCAGCTCGTCCACCGTCGGCGCGTCCTCGTCCGGCGTTTCCCCGGCGGCGAGAGCGTCCCACTCCTCCGGCGTGATGTAGGCTTTGTCAGCGTCGAGCCGATGATCCCAGCCGGGGAGATAGAGCGATGCCGCGTACTGGTGGATGTCGCAAGTATAGTCATCGTCCTTCCACGGGTTGCTCAGGTAGTCGTGGAGAGGAGTATATTTGTTATCCGGGTACTGTGCCGCCCAGAAGCGGTATCGGCGAAGTGTTTCCGTGTGCCACCCCCTGTAACCGGCGGAGATGTAGAGGAATCCGGTTACGCCTGTTGCAGCTTTGACGTAATCGAGAAAGCGCCTCGTCCACGCGCCGTCATTCCCGCTGCCGAAAGATGCATTCGTGGTTCTCTCCCAGTCGAGACAAAGGATTGCCTTGCCGATATAAGGCTTCACCACGTTCAGAAAGTGCTGCGCTTCGCGCTCCGGGTTTCCACCTCCGGCGTAGTGATATGCACCTACGCGCTTACCGGATGCGATGGCTTCCTCCATCTGCCGCTTAAAGTCGGGGCTGATGTAGCCGGTTGCCTGTGTCGCTTTGCAGATCACAAAATCTGCGGAGATTTCCCCAACGGGAATACCTTGCTGATGCCCGGAAATGTCAATTCCGTTCATTTAATTTTCCTCCTTTTTTCTTTTTTTGGGGGGTTAAGCGCAAGTTATCGTGATTCCAGTAGCCTTGCCGGAAGTTCCGGAGAGCGTACTCGATCCGGCGACGACAATGCCGATGTAATACGCGCCGTCGTACGCTGAAACGTCAATGGTGCGCTCTACATTTTTATATATTCCGGTTGATTCCACATTCTCTGGGAGGAACCAACTTTCAACCGCTGCAACAAGTGCGCCTTCGGCAACCGTAGGCTTTGCGGAGGAGATGAAGAACGATGGCGCTTTACCGCCTCGCCACGAAGAGATGCTGTTAACATTCACCGTTACCGTATCGACCTCAGCGAAGTTGATCGGCAGCGATGAATAGGCAATACCAGCCTCGTTGCCGTTCGTCTTGAACGCCGATGTCTCCGCGTCCCAGTACGGAAGCCCGAGGTTGTCACCCTCTTTGACGAGCTGTCCGACGAACGGAACAATGGATGCATTCGGTGCGAGAAGCGTTGCAGGAATCATACGAACCGTTGTATCCGCGGTGCATGATTTGGAGATTGTAAAACCAGAGGTTCCGGCGCTGAACTGATACGCGCCTTTCCGCGTAGAGATATACCCTACGCCGTTGTCATCCAGCGTTACCGTGCCGCTTGCCGCGCCCGTGTAAGTGATTACCTCATTTTTAACGCCGTAAACGGTTATCGTGATTTTTGCGCCGCCGCCCCCACCGACATTCGTTCTTCCGATCATGCCCTCACCTCCAAAGAAGAATCGTCGGGATCGTCACGGCGGAGGACGGAAGCTCGGCGGCGTAGATATACACGCCCCCGGCATAGCTCTCCGCCACGGGGGCGAACGTCCCGCTCATGGCGTCCGCCGCGCCGAACACGACCTCCGGCGTCATCGCTTCCGCCGCGCCCGTAAGAGGCACGGCGGCGCGGTACGGAAAGTCCCCGTAGGTCTCGTCCGCGGCGAACAACGCCGCTTCCACGGTCGTATTCGTGAACGTCAGCTTCACCGCGTCGGCGGCGAGATTGCTTGCGCCAACAGCCCCCGCAGCAAAAGAAAGTGCGCCGAGATTGGCTCGCGCTGTAGCCGCGTCGGTAGCGCCCGTACCGCCAGAATCCACAGATAGCGGGGTTTGCAGAAATGCAGATCGAACCAGAGATGTAATTTTCGATACAATGTTCGACCACGGCGTTTTCCTGTTTTCAGTAGCCGAAACGTCGTAGAACGGGAAATAATCCCCATCCGCGAGCGTTGCCTCCGCCGTCAAATCGTTCGTTGCGATCTGCCGCTTTTCAATCGCCGCCGGGATCAAGGTACTATCCGTGGAGCTTACCGGAATAACCGAACCGGTAAGAACCACATTCCCAGCTGTATCCGGCGCAGTACCGTTTACCGTCACAACAGAGCCGGAGCCATTCATGCCGTTATAAACGGAGAACGTGGTATACTCCCCGTTGTCGAATGTGATTTTATATGTATCGGTTGTACCGGGAGAGTGTGTACCGCTTTGCAGCGTGATAGACGCAATGCCGTTGCCGTTCTTCACGGCGAACGTGGAGGTCGTTCCATCCGTGAGCGCAACGGTGTAGGTGTCCGTCAAGCCGCTTGTTCCGGTTTTGGCAATGCTCTTGATGGATGAACCGTTTGTCACGGTAAAGTTGGTGCTTGTGTTGTCCGAGAACGAGATTTTGTAAGTGTCCACAAGGCCGGATGTGCTGATTTTCGCAACGCTGGTAATAGCCCGTCCGTCCGTTCCCTTGTCGCCCTTTGCGCCGGTCGCGCCGCGTACCGAAGTAGTCTGTACCTCCGTATCGTCAGACATGATGAACGTCAGGGTATAGTCATCGTTTAGGGTAATGCTCTTAATGCCGCCGTGTCCGTCAAGTGCCGTTGCAAGGTCGTTGATAAGCACCTGCCCGGTCAGGGACTTTGCCTGTCCCGCCTGTTCCATCACAAACAGGTCTGTCGTGGTTACGGATGATGCTCTCGGAAGTTCGCCTACTGTCTTATCCGCGATAAGTCATTCCTCCTTATCTTTCGCCGTTTCCGGTTTCATGAGTTTTTCGATAAGCAATTTAATATAAACGAGCTTCTCAAAATTCTCCCATCCATCGACGCGGAGAGTGCCGAGAAGCTCCTTAATCCTATTCAGTTCTTCCATTCTCAAACCTCGCTCGCGTACTTCTGCCGCAACGCCGCCCGCTGTCCGCCGGATTCGTTGACAAGATACTCAAATTTCGTGTAATGCTCGAATACCGTCTCTTCTCCGCTTGCTGCTGCATACCGTATTTTCACCGTTTTCCTCTCGTCGCTGAAAATAGATGCCGCCTCAACGAAAGAAAGACCGGGAAGTATAACATACAGCATCCCAACCGTAGCAAGCCCACAGAATGCGCATGGATACTCGCTACCGTCCCCAAAAATGATTTTATCCATTTGTTCTCCTTACGCCGTATAAGTTAACACCGGCAAGAACTCTCCACCCGATGTAAGCACTTGCCCGAGCGTTACCGTGTATCCGTACAGGCTAAATTCCTTACTATTTCTCACAGAGATTTTTCCGGCGTTCATCTGAGCAGCGACTACAGCACCGGAAAAAACATCCCCTGAGTAGTATCCGTTCGCAATGCCGCCATTCAAGTACCCGTTAGTGTTTGCCGTCGTGATTGTTCCCGATCCGATTTGATCGCCTTGAACGAATCCAGCGTCGCCGCCCGTTTGTATCTTATTGGCATAGACATTTCCCGTAAACGTGCCGTCTGTCGCGTACAGTTGCCCGTTGCTGTCCACACGGAATTTTCCGCCGCCAAGAGCAATACCGTCCTTGCCGATGTAAACGCCGTTCACTGTGCCTTTCAGCTCGGATAGCTGGTTATAAATGGCGCTCTCGGTAATGGTAAAGCCGTTGTCAGCGCTTCCTATATAACCAGACGTCGCCTTGATCTGCCCTGTCACGTTAACGCCGTCTTTCGTCGCCTCGAACACCGTTTGCCCGGAGCTTTCCAGCCGGAACCCGTCCGCCGTAAGCGACCATCCGAAAGAGGAAGAATCACCGCCTGTCTGCGTTACCCTTGCGGCGATTTCCTGCGCGTGCAGCTCCAAAGCCGCCCGCATTTCCGTTTCGCTCGCTTCTCTCGCCGTAACCTCCGCCTGAATGTTTGAGGCATTCACACGTAGGCTTGCCCGCGTCTCGGCAAACTGCCGCGTGGTCTTGCGGTCAGTCGGGGATTTGTACGGGTACTCGTGGTCTACGGCGTTCTCCTGCGGCGCGGAGATACGCGCCGCCATCAACGTGGAAAAATTTGTTTCGTTGACGTAGATACCGGAGAAAATGCCGTTGATGGTAACGCCGTCGCCAAGCTCTGCCGCCGGGTCGAGCCGCGCCCATTCCGTGTCATACGGGCGGTACACAAATTCGCCGATGCTCGACAATATATCGTTCGCCATCTGCTGTGTACCCCACGGGCATTCCAATTCTAAAACGTTGTCTCCGCTCCCGGCTTCATAACACGTTTCATCGTCAATATTGATGCGCACCTTGGTATATTTCGGCAGCTCCGGCGTGGAAGTATAGCCAGCCGCGCTCCGACCGATAAAAACAGAATCAGACAAGGATACGAACACCTCCAAACGTGATGGTATACCCGGCGGTATCTACGAGATAATGTGTCTCAACACCGATCTCATTTAGCCGGACAAGACGGAGCTTGCCATCGTCCGACATGATGAAGTTTCCGGCGTACATCGCGGCGATGTATCCCAAGATTTCCCGCATGGCGTACCCGCCGGGATACTGCACCAGATACCCGCGCTGCATAATCTCCGCTGTGCGGGAATCGACCTCCACGCCCATATACCCGGCGATAAGGTTTACAACCTCAATGCCCGTTTTGGGCCATGTTCCGATTTCCCCGGTAGTGGGGAAATCGTTCTCAGCCTTTAACATCGCGTCATACCCGTGGAAAACGATCTCATCCGTACTCTCGCCGTCGGAGCGCGTGTCGATATAGAAAACGCCTTTCGGGATCCATTCGCTTTCTTTCGTGTCATTCACAGCGCGGATGAATGGCTTGATGGAGGACATACGGGCAATCGCCGCCGTGGGCTTTACCATCGTCACGTCGATCTCTGCCGATACACAACACCCTACCATCGGTTTATCGTCTGTAAAAAGGTGCTGCGTTGTCTTGATCTCCTTGAGCATATTTTCGCCATATCCGCCGGAATCGGAATCGTAGTAAATCCTCGTTCCGCCGAACGTGATATAGTCAGCGTGCTCGTCGATCAAATAAAACTCGTCGCCGATGACGAGCTTGGTCTCGAACCAATGCGTACCGGCGACGATTTCCTTGTAAGTTGCACTTGTGTTCTGCATGGCTATCTCTCCACAAGGGCAAGCGCATCAATGTTCCAGCGTTCTTTCCCATCACCGAAAGATGTGTCGACCGTAGCCTTGCCGGTGCTGTTGTACATCGTCGTGACTTGCGTACCCTTTAACCACGGGTTTGTGTATGTTACTTCGACGTACTCCGGCATAAGCGCCGGTAGAACGATCTCGGCGTCTTTGGTGTACAAGGGTTTGAACGTTGCATCAATGCGGAATTTCGTAGCGATCCGCGCACGGTGCATCGTGTAATCCATCGTGCGCCCCGCGTCCGAGCTATCGCCGTCCTCTCTGGTCACGGTGTACCCGCCGCCGTCAAGATACGGAAGCATATCAACGCCGTTGACAATCAGTTTCATTTACCGCGCCCCCTGTTCCGTTCCTCGGTGTAGGTGTAAACCGCATCGCCGACCTTTCGCCTGTCAAGCTCAACCGTCGTGTGGATGTTTATCGGCTCGCGGCTTCCTGTTAAACGTTCGAGAAGCGCGTCCAGCTTGCTTTCCAGCTCGGGAGATATACCATAACCATACCCAGAGGAAAACGCATTAGGTGGCACAACGCCGCCCATAGCAACGGCGGGCATTCTCATGTTAAGACCAGCGAATTTGTCTGTCATGCGGTCAAACATTATATCGGCAAGCTCATTTGCCACCATCGTAACCCATTGGGTGTTCCTCTCAAGGGGGACAATGGCCTCTTTCCCGGCTTCTCCGGCTCCGATGAGCGTTGCGCCGTCTACAATGCCGCCTTTGGCGTACCAGTTAACATACAAATGGGGAATAGCGCTAATACCGAAAAACTTTCCAAGATCACCCGCCGCCTGCCACTGAACTTCAAGATGTGGGAGTTTAAGCTGCGGAAGCTGCCAATCGAAATGAAAGAAACTCTTGATGTTCTCTATGATCGTATGGAGTTTCTCTTTCAAGCTCTCAAACGCCTCAACGACAGATTCTTTTGCATCAGCCGCTTTCGTTTTAAGCGCATCAAACTTTTCCCGAATTGCATCGATCTTATCTCCGAACCATTCTTTAACGTCTGCAATCGTCTTTTTTAATGGCTCTGCGACGTGTTCTTTGAACCAGCCGGAGATTTCGCCCCAGTAGTTGTAAATCGTGAGAGCTATAGCAAGAATCGCGGCAATAAGAATGGGAATCCATGAGCCTGTAAGGAGCGAGATTGCAACGCCAATAGCCAAAAGCCCGGCGGCAATAAGAAGGCCGGTTTCATGCGAAAGCTCGCCGGTTTCTATCCATTCACGGATTCCAATGACAAGCATACCGATTCCGCCGATCAATAGCGTAATAGCTGCGCCAATCGTGCCAAACGCGAGAGCCGCGCCGCCCGCCGCAATAGCCACGCCGCCGATCATTTCAATGAGGTTTTGCCAATCAACGCCGTTTTCCCATGCGTCAATTCCGCCTTTGATAGAAATAACCGCGCCGCTTACAAGTAGGGCGATTCCGAGCAATTGTTTAAATCCGCCCTTAATCAGTCCGAGATTCGATAGGACTTTTCCAAACCCCCAACCGAGAATCCCCGCACCGATAGCCGCGACTAAGTCCTTGATGACTTCAAGATTGTTCTTGAGCTTGTCGCTGATCTGTACGTCCTCGTATTCAAGATCGCCGCCGGAACCTCCACCGCCGCCCCCTCCGCCAGAGGAAGAATCCTGTGCAACGGTGAGCGTATCAATGCCCATGAGCTGTTTTTTCATTTCCTTTGCAGCGCCAGCGCCGGAGGATAGATTGTCGCTCAACTTTCCCGTGTTTGTTATGGCACGCTTGAACGTGCTTTTCCCACTAAGAGCCGCAAAGAACGCCGCGATAGCGTCCACAGCCTTTGTGATCCAGCCGATGAGCGTCTGCAATACCGGAATAACCGCCGTAAGAATCGGCGCAAATGCCGCGCCCCATGAGCCTTTCAGCCCCTGCAAGGATGCTTTCAGTTCGTTGATGCTTTTCTGCGTCGCCGGGTCATTCTCGGCGTAAGCCTTGACCGCTTCGATGGTGTATTGCTTGAGCTTGCGGAACAGGACATACAGCGAACGGATACCAATGCCGTATTTGAGCAGATTCTTTATGCCGCTCTTGATGGACTGCTGCGCACCTTCAATTGCGGCCTTGATGTCAGCGCCTTTGGACGCATCGGTAATTGTCTGCGTCAGCTCCCCGGCTCTTGCTTCCTGCTCGCCCAATTCTGCGGTTTGCTTTTCGAGCTGAGCAACGATTTTTGCGTCCTGCGCTTCGAGCCGCTGCGCGGCTTTCTCCTTCTCCGCAAGAATCTTTTCCTGCTCGGAAAGCTGCGCCTTGATCTCCGTCTGGTGCTGCGTTTCTTCAATCCACGTCTGCGGGTCAGCATTAGCGGTTATCGCGGTTTTTGCCTCGCTCTCAGCAAGGGACGCTTTTAGCTTTTCCACCTTATCATAAGCCTGTACCGCCTCGTCCTGCGCCTGTTTGAGCTGTTCAACGATGGGTGCGCGTTTCGCCTCGCCGCTCTCCATGTTCTTTTTGAGCCTGTCCATGTCGCGTTGGAGTTTGTCCAATTCTTTGGCGGCTTGCCCGGCGTCGATCTCTACCGGGAACCTAAGTTCTGTCGCCATCGCATCACGTCCATTTCTTCAACATTTCTTCATCCTCCGCCGTGTACTTCGTCGGGAGCGTTACCAAGTCCCGATTCTGCCGCAGCCATTCGCGCTCGTATTTTTCGAGCTTCTTTCCCTTGGCAATCTTCGAGCGCAAAGACACGATCTGCGAAAACGCGCAATCACCGCCGATCTCCATATACGCGCCCATGAATGTCCACCAGTGTAGATATTCGACCGAGCGGCATTCGTAACCGAGCACACGGTTGACCGGCGCGATGATATACGGGAAGTCCTTTTCCCAGTCCACAAGGCGGGCGGATTTCTTCCCGTGCGGCTGTCCGAGGTCGATAAACCAGAAGCACTTCTCCAACGCCTCCGAATAGTCCGTCAGTGTTTCCCAGTCGGGGAAAATCGTCTGTATTGTCGCCTCCGCCTTGTCCGCATCGGAAAAATCAGGGTCATTCAGAACCTCTATGAGATCGAGAATAACCCTGTAGTCCGAGCGTATCGCATGGTCTGAACCGCCGACGGCAAGCGACACCGGCAGGGAGTAGATCATTTTTTGAATTTTGCGAGATACTTTTGTAGCTTCGGATTCGTCTTTTTCTTTTCAGCCGTAAAGGTATCGTTCATGTTGTCGATGAGGCAGAGCATCAGGTTGCACCACACGGGCAGACCGTCCGCCATCGCGTAGGTGTTCATCGTGCCATACAGGGGAGCGCAGACATCAAAGCCGAAAAGACCGTTGATAAGCTCTCGCATCTCCCCGTCCATCGCACGGGCGGCAGCAAAGATTTTCTTCGCGTCGTTCTCCCCGGCAAGCATTGCCTGATATTTGTCCTGCTGCTTGTCCATCGCGTCGAACGCATTAAAAACGCGCTCGATAAAGTCAATGTCGGTGAGGTTGAGCAACACCGTCACCTTTCCGTTGATGGATACTTCCTGTACCCCTGTATCATGTCTAAGTTCAAGCATTGCTTAACCTCCCGTTTTTTAGTCAGACGCCGGGGTAAACTCGATAGCGCCGCCGGTTCCCTTCGTAGCCGTGCCGATAGTGCGCGTGCCGCCGTAAGTAACCGTGATCGGCATACCGACGCTGCCGCCGCCCTCGCCGCCAAGACCCGTGACCTCGACCATGCAGGATTCGTAACGTTCCGCAAATCCCGCGTAGGTGTGGACGATGAGCATATCCATCGCCGCAAGCGCCATAGCGTCCTGCTGCACAACGGCAAGATTCCAGATTTTCTGCTGCGCCGCGTCGCCGCTGTCCAGCTCGCACGGCTCGAAAGACTGCGTAATGACAGGCTTCTTCATCGTGCCGTAGGTGTCGCCGAGAATGTCTTTCTTGCTTTCAGTAGACCAGTCGTATTCCTCGGAGCTGTCCTCTACGCGCTTGCCGATCACCGACCAAACAGGAGCGGAACTCGTGCCGGTATTCAGATAAGCGAGAAGCAGCTCACGCGCCACAGTCTGCCCCGCAGTAGTGGTAAACGTGTATTCAGCCATTCGTTAAATCACCTCATAAATTAAAGTTAAGAGAATCTGGTGATCCTCTACGTCGCCCTCATATCGGGCAAAAAGAGCCGCCGCCGTGTCGCGTTTGACTTTGCGCACGCGGATACCATCCGCAATCGTCAGGCTATCCGCGTTCGCCTCCGCCCACGCGCCGTATGCATCCAGCACCTCGTCAGCGCTCATTCTCTCGTCGGCGTTCTTCGCCGGGACGCGATAAATAAGTTTCATCTGGTACTGCGCCTGATACGAGCCGTCGATAAACTGCTTGGTTTTGTACGCCGCCTGAATGGTGGAAATGCATAAACCGCTTTTCTCGCCCAACCATTCAAAGTCGAGCTTGGAGAGCGGCTTATCCGGATACGTATTCAACCACTGCCGAACGGCGCGGCTCACGTCTGCGTTTTCTTCCGCAGACACTAAGGTTTTAGGTTTCTGTTCATCCAAGGAAATGCTTCACCGCCTTTTCTGCGTCCCGCACCCACTGGGCTCCGTTTTTCTTGTAGGACGCCTCCATCCAATGGGACTGCGCTTTCGGGTGCATATTAGTCGTAAACACAAGATCGCGGTCTGTTGGCATTAGTTTCGTTCCCTTTTTATAGCGCAAACCAACGCCCGGTATGTTCATTGGGCCTTTGCCGGTGTCTCGGTTCACCATAACCTTGCCATACCAGAGATACCACACTTGATCTGCGGTATAGACGATCTCATTGCCATCCGTCCGCGTTCTGTTGGAGAAAACTCCAGTAAGAGCCGGTACGTATGGTTCAGTATCTGTCATAATCTGTTTGGCCATAGTGATCTCCGCCGCTTTACAGGCAGATTTGAAGTTTTTCCCGCTCACGGTCTTGATCTTTAGCGTGATCCTCATTTGCCACCGACCTGCCAATGCATCATATCGCCGCCGAAATCACGAACATCTACGGTCGTCACATCGAAAACGAAATCGTATTTCTCATGAAGCTCCGCAAGGCTCATCATTTCCGAGACCTCACCTTTGACGAAATAGGTTGACGTGGAATTGCTCTGTCCGCCGCTGTCCAGCGTCCACAAGCCCTGCGGATTATTCGCCGCATAAAACGCTTTTGGCTCGACATACGTTTTCTTGTCGCCGGTCGTACTGACCGCATCAACGGAAAAGGGGATATAGAGAGTGGCGGCATCAGCGTCGGCAAGCCCCGTCTTTGCAACGTTCGTTCCCTTGGACACATCCAACAGCACACCACGTAGGATGGTAATACTGTTGTGAATCTTTAGGCCGTCGTCCTCGTAGGAGTTAAAGACAGTCACAACATGTGGGAACACAGCGCTGCCCTCCTCTGTACAAAAGCCCCGTCCATGCCAGATAGTCCATAGCGATGTTTTCCAGCGTTTTCCGGGCAGCTTCCGCCGTCTCCGTTCCGCTTGCGTATGTCTTGCTCCACGCGCCTACGGTCTGGCTCTTGACCTCGCCGCCGCTCATGCTCTGCGCTTTAGCGTTCTCGATGATCTGATACTGTTCCGCCAGCGCACAGCAGCACATAGCAAGCGCGTTGTCCGTGTCCGGGTAGTTCTTCGCCTTGCCCATGGTGTAATAGTCGATAAAGGAGCTTGCCCGCGTTGCTGCACGGGCAAACTCCTGTTCCGTCAGGGCGCTGCCGAGATATGTTTCGGTGTAAAACGTGTATGTTGCGTACATCTGCGCCCCTCCAGATTATCAGCCCACGGTAACGGCAGCCGTGCCGGACTTCGTGCCGTCCTGCTTGGAAGTCGCGGTAACGGTCAGCGCAGTATTCGTCTCATTGGAGGCAATAGTCAGCGTGCCGTTCTCGTCGATCTTCGTTCCAGCCTTAACAGCAGCCGTGCCGGAAACACTCCACAGCACGCCGTTAGACACCGCGCCCTCGCCGGTCACAGCGGCGGCAAACGCCTTGCTCGCGCCCTTAGCAACGGTAGCGGTGGCCGGGGTAACGGTAACGGTGTTGACCGTACCGGCAGGAGCGTACACCGCGAACGGGCAGTACTTCGACAGGGTATCGTTGTACGCCGTCTTGGGGTTGGGAATCTCCCAACCAAGACGCATAACCGCACGCAGCGCGACCATATCGTTCTGCATCAGGTTGTACACGATGGAATTGTCGGAAGGATCCTGCACAACGCCCTGATCAAAGATCTTGAACGTGATGTCCTGACGGATGGAGTACACCAGCTCCGACCAGTCACCAGCAAACATAAGCGCCTTGGCAGTGTCAAAAGCGCCGTTGCGCGGGAAGTACATAGGAGAGCCGTCCAGCGCATAAGGCGTCGCGCCCTGCATATCGGTTTTGAAGATGGGATTGCCGTTCAGGTCTTTCAGACCGCGCAGCTTCGCACGCATCTGGATCGCGGACATGATGCCATTAACGAGATAGCCGCTTTCCTCGACCTTCGCGATCACGCCGCCCTCGGCGAGAAGGTCATCATAGATGTACGGCGTCGCAGCCACGACGGAACCAGCCTTCGTGCAGGTCTCAAGGACGCTGTCGCGCCAAGAGGTGGGCTTGTTCGTGCCGAACAGGATAGCGCCGTCAATGACCTTGCCGAACGCCTCAACGAGACGCGGGCGGACTTCGCCCCAGATGTCATAGTCGGCGTCGTCAAGCACCGCCTCCGGGATGGGGACGATAACGGCGATCTCTTCGGCATAGATTTTCTTCTTGTCCCACTTCATTTTCGTGGTCTGCTTCATGCCGGTGTCACCATTCACGAAGTAGGCGGTGGGCAGCATGTCCAGAACGTTCATCGTCTGGGTCTTGCTGGTCATGTTGGGGAGGCGGCGTCCCATCTGGAGGACGGCGCTGCCCTCGGTCACGCCCTGAATGATCTCACGGGTTACAGGTTCGGGAATAAGACCGGAAAGGTCAGTTCTGTTTACAATGTTAGTAGCCATGTTTTACCTCACAAATTACTTAAATTTGCCCCGAATAAGGGCATTCATAGCGTCATTCGTGCCATTGGCACTATTGGCGCTGTTGCCGACGTGCGCGGACATATCCACACGCACGGAGGCGGGTTTGCGATCTTTCAGAAACTCGTCGGCTGCCTTTTCAAAGCTCACCGTGTCAGTAACTTTCTGACCGATCTTGAAACAGTAAAATTCCAGCTCATCAGCCCCCACGCCCTTAGAGGTGAGATACTTTTCCCTCTCGTACTGCGTGAGCTTAGCTTCGGCGGCAATACGCGCCGCCTTTTCGGTGTCGCGCTCTTTCTCGATGCCCTTGAGCTTGTCCGCTTCGCTCTGCTGATTGGCTTTCCAAGCCTTATAAGCGTTCATTTCTTCCTCGCTGGGCATTCCTTTCGTAGCCCGTGCGAGACGCTTTGCAACGATGGTATCTACTTCGGCTTGTGTAAAAGTAGCCTCGTTCCCGCCCTCGGCGGTGTTGGGATTGGTATTCAGTTCTGCCATGATGATTCCTCCGTTTTCCGCCCGTCGGCGTATTCCGTTTATGCCCGTCGGCAAACAAAAAAGAAGTCTATCTCCGTTGATACAAACTCCTTGAATGTTTATAAATGCGTGACCGCCAATGAGTAGTGGCGGCGCGGATTTGCTCTGTTCCCGCAAACAGCTTTTTTCGTTGGGGTCTGTTTATATGCCGTCCTCCCCTCGCCGGGCGGCACTCTCTGTCACGCTTTTATATATGCATGGCCGCTGTTGAGCAGTAGCGGCGCGGTATTTGTATCCCCCTCCGCAGGGGAAAGACAGGGGGAAAGGAAGGAAGCCCTGCCAA